ATGATAACGTAACTTATACTGATGATGATGGATTTAGTGTTGTAGATGCATCCAAAAATAGTGGGTTGCCAGATAAATTTGTTCCAGCAAGTTTAGATAATGAATTTTTAGAGTATGAATTTACTGCAAATGAATTGCCGTTATTTACGGGATATACAATTAAAATTGTAATGTCTGGCACCAATCAGGCATATCCCCCAAGAATTAGCGAACTGAGGACTATAGCAGTAAGATGATTAAAGTCAAAGGGTATCAAAATTTATATCGTGATGAAAACAGTGGTGCCATAATTAACACAGATTCTATGGCATACAATCAATATGTAAATTCACTAGAACAGAGAGATCTTCAAAAAAAGGAGATCTCTGATATAAAAAATGACATTGATGAGATAAAATCTCTACTCAGAAATTTATTGATGAATTCTGAGAATATAAATATCTAAAGATAAGACAGCATAATTTTTGAATAATGGCAGTATTTGTATCCAACATAACAATTGAGCAAGGGTTCGACTTTGATACGTCTTTTCAATTGGAAGATACTAGAACAAACACTCCATTGGTTTTGACCGGTGCTGAAACGGAAGGCATGTTGAGAAAAAGTTATACAAGTGCAAATGCCGTCTCCTTTGCTTCTACTGTAACTGATGATGTGCAAGGTATTATTTCAATATCTTTGACATCTACTCAAACAGCAACACTGAAACCTGGAAGATACGTATATGATGTAAAACTGACCAGTGCCGGAAAAGAATTCAAAGCAGTTGAAGGATCAGCATTAGTACGAGCCGGAGTAACTAGGTAATGCCAAGCATAAACGATAGAATTGGTTCTCAAAACGTAATTCGCGTTTTATCCAATGCCTCCGCCCCACCATCAAGACTACTTAATCTAACTGATGTTGAATCAACATCTCAGGCAGATGGCAATCTTTTAATTTGGGATGCTAGCACCAGCAAATTCGTCATGGGTCGCGACCTTGACGGGACAGAAGGATATGTATTTACTGGTGGAACGGGCAATGTAGGTATAGTAACGTTTTCCGGAACTACTCAGTCAGAATCAACCACAACTGGTGCAGTAATCATCAGTGGTGGTCTGGCAGTTGGAAAAAATGTAAATTTTGCTGATGGATTAAATGTTGTTGGTATCGCAACATTTTCAAATGAAGTTGACATTAATGCTGCTGTTGATATTTTAAGAGGATTAAATGTTGCAGGTGTTACTAGTGTAGCATCTCTGAATATTGGTGCAACACAAGTAATCAGCAGTGGTAGAGAACTTCAAAACATTGCTTCTTTAGATGCCACCACCACGGCAACTATTGAAGCTGCAATTGAAGTCGCACCAAATACATTCACTGATTTAAAAATTAGTGGAGTATCAACTTTTATTGGCATTGCAACCTATGCTGCAGGAATTCAGGTTGTCTCTGGAGTATCGACTTTTGATGTTGCTGTTGATATTAATGCTGGATTAGATGTTGATGGTCAAACCGACCTAGATGAAGTAGTAATTGCTGGTGTCACTACATTCAATAATGCTGATGTAGTTTTCCAGGGTGCTGCTGCTGGTCAGAATATAACATTTGATGCTTCTGAAAATGATTTAGAGTTTACTGATAATGCTAGAATAAAATTTGGTAATAATGATGATCTTGAGATATGGCATGATGGCACCAACAGTAATATAAAAAATTCTACGGGTGATTTTCATATTCGTAGTGATTCACTCGCACTCAAAACAGCAGATAATAGTGAGAGATATCTTAAAGCTACTAAGAATCAAGATGTAAAATTATATTATAATGGCAATGAGATATTTGCCACCACTGCTGAGGGTGTCGATGTCACTGGACGCACAGAAACCGATCTCTTAAATGTTTCTGGTGTATCTACTTTAACAGGCAATGTATCCTTTGGAACAAGCGCCTTCTTTGGTGATAATGATAAAATCAATATGGGTGATGGTAATGACTTACAGATTTATCACGCCTCTAATGGAACTGGTATCATTCAGAATGCTGGTTCTGGTCAGTTACAACTTCGTAGTGATACAATCAGACTACTGAATCAAGCAACTGATGAAGACTTTGCTTTCTTCAGAGATGATGGAGCAGTAGAACTCTATTATAATAATACAAAGAGATTTGAAACATCAGGAATTGGTATAACAGTAACAGGACAATTAGATAGCACTACTTTAAATGTTTCTGGTGTTTCTACATTCAGCAGTGCTGTTGATATTAATGCTGGATTGGATGTTGATGGACAATTAGATGCTGATGAATTGGTTGTTGCCGGTGTTGCAACATTTAGTTCACTCATAGATGCCAACAACAGATTAGATGTTGTTGGTGGTGCTAATCTAGATCAACTGAATGTAACTGGTGTTTCTACATTTACTGGTAGCGTAGCTCTCGACAGCGGAGCAGATATTCCAGCAGGGTCCAGTCTTGATTTTGGAACCGATTTTTCAATCACTAGATTTAGTAATCAGAACAAAGCACGTATTCAGTATACTGGTCCTGGTACTTTCAATTTTGAGATAGACGATATTGATTTTAGGAATAGTGCAGACAATAGGACTCTCATGAGTCTTAGAGATGAGGGAGCAGTAACTCTTTTCCATAACAATAGTGCAAAACTAGTAACCACAACTGGTGGTATTAATGTAACTGGAAATACTGAAACTGATACTTTAAATGTTTCTGGTGTTGCAACATTTACCAGTGCTGTAGATTTAAATGCCGGTTTAGACATTGATGGTCAACTAGATGTAGATGAACTTGTTGTTGCCGGTGTTTCTACTTTTAGTTCTTTAGTCGATGTTAATAATAGATTAGATGTTGTTGGTGGTGCTAATCTAGATCAACTTAATGTTGTCGGAGTATCAACCTTTAATGATGACGTAAGAATCACTGCCGGTGGATTGGATGTTGTTGGAGTGGCAACATTCTCTACCAATGTAAATGTTACAGGAACACTTGATGCCGGACTTATCGATGGAGGAACCTACTGATGGCAAAACCAGCAAGCAGACAAGAACTAGTTGATTATTCTTTGCGACAATTAGGAGCTCCAGTATTAGAGATTAATATAGATGATGATCAACTAGATGACTTAGTTGATGATGCCCTTCAATATTTTCAGGAACGCCATTTTGATGGTGTTGAGAGAATGTATCTTAAATATAAACTTACTGAGGATGATATTAATAGAGGAACTGCTCAAGTTGGTGGAACTAATACTGTAGGTATTGTAACAACATCTGGAATTACCACTAATGTTAGTGGTATGTCAACTGTAACTAATAACTTTTTTGAAAATTCTAATTTTATTCAAGTTCCAGATTCGGTTATTGGAATTGAAAAAGTTTTCAGGTTTGATAGTAGCACACTATCAGATGGAATGTTCAATATAAAATATCAGTTATTTTTAAATGATGTGTATCAGTTCAATTCAATTGAACTTCTTCAATATTCAATGGTTAAGACATATCTAGAAGATATTGAATTTTTACTCAGTACTGATAAACAAATTAGATTTAATAAAAGACAAAATAGATTGTATTTAGATATTGATTGGAAATCTCAGAAAAAAGATACTTTTTTAATTATTGATTGCTATAGAATTTTAGATCCCAATACATTTACGAATGTTTATAATGATAGTTTTTTAAAAAAATATTTAACTGCTCTTATTAAAAAACAATGGGGGCAAAATTTGTTAAAATTTAGAGGTGCAAAACTTCCTGGTGGATTAGAACTTAATGGAAGAGAATTATATGATGATGCTTTAAGAGAACTGGATGATCTAAAACAAAGAATGTCTTCAGAATATGAACTTCCACCTCTTGATTTCATCGGATAAAATATTATGGTATTAAATTCTTATTTTTTACAAGGCAGTCCAGGTGAGCAAACACTCATGCAGGACTTGGTGAATGAGCATATAAAAATTCATGGTATAGAAGTACATTATCTACCTAGAAAAATATTTAAAACGGATGATATTATTAAAGAAATTCAATCGTCAAAATTTGATGATAGTTTTTTAATTGAGGCATACATTAATAACGTTGATGGATATGCACCAGATAGTGATATAATGACCAAATTTGGTTTGAGATTGAAGAATGAAGTAAATCTTACCATATCTAGAGAAAGATTTGAAGACTTCATCTCTCCATTTTTGGAGGGTATTTCCTCGGGCATCAGAGAAAACCAAATTACTGGATTTACTTTTGGAGATTTGATTACTAGACCAAAAGAAGGTGATCTAATTTATTTCCCTCTAGGTGAAAGATTATTCGAAATTAAAAGAGTTGAGCATGAGAAACCATTTTATCAATTAGGAAAACTTTATACCTACGATTTAAGTTGTGAATTGTTTGAATATGAAAATGAATTTATTGATACTAGCATTGCTGAAGTTGATAATCAACTAAAAGATGAAGGTTACATTACAACTATTGATCTTGTTGGAGTTGCTCAAACTGCAACTGCAACTGTTGGTGTATCTAGTGGTCGTGTTGCTGAAATATTCTTGAATAATGATGGATCTGGATTTACATCTGCACCAACGATTACTTTCTCAAACGCACCAGCTGGTGGACATAATGCATCTGCGGTTGCGATCACAACTCAAAGAGCCAATGTTACTTCAATTTTCAGACTTGAAATGACAAATGCCGGTGCTGGGTATACGCAAGCACCAACTATTTCAATTTCTGGAGGTGGCGGATCTGGTGCTGCTGCAACATGCTCCATCTCTACCACATTTGGTGTTCAGAATATTGTTGTTGGCACTGCAGGAACTGGATATTCAGCAGCACCAACTGTTACCGTTGCTGCTCCTCCATCTGGTATCAATACTGCTGTTCTTAATCCAATATTTACATCTTCAATTGGTGCAGGAATTAATACTGTAAGAATACTAAATTCTGGTATTGGATATACTTCTGGACCAATAAGTCTTGAGTTCTCTGGACCTACTTCAGGAATTGGAACTTTCTACTACAACGAAACAGTCACCGGACAAAGTTCTGGAGTTACTGCTGTTGTTAAAGATTTTGATTCTGGTGTACGTGTATCTGCTGCAGGAACTGTAACAGTTATTGGGGAGACCAAACTAAGAGTATCACTCAACACAGGTAAGTTCTTTGAAGGTGAAACTATTGTTGGTGGTTCGTCCACTGCTACATATATTGTGAAGACTCATGATCTTGATAGTCATGATCAACCATCAGACTCCAATGAGGAAATCGAATTG